GGTCGTCTCCGGGAGTGGGCGGGCGTTTGCCTACCCTACAGGAGCCGTTCAACCATGCAAGTTGCAGAGTGCATCAAGACGCTAACGCACAATCGCTCGCACATAGGCCTGGCAAGCACGCAAGGCGATCAGGGCGTTATCACCGTCGTCGGTGATGCCGATAATTCGCTGAGCATGCGCCGGGTCAAGTCGGGCTCGCGGGGCTGCATGAACCACGCTGCCGGTGGCGGTGGAGGCAGGCACTGCAGCGCAACCGCTGGCGTCGGTGGCGTCGAGAAGGACTGACAACCGCACATCAGCAGTGGCCAGGCGGTCGCGCAGAGCAGTCTGGTTACGTTGGGCATCGCTCAACTCCTGTGCATGTAGTTTGTCGCTGGTGCTGAGCTGTTGCTCAAGGGCCAGGCGTTTATCCTGTTCTGCCTGTTGCCGCCGCAAGGCCGCCTGGCTTTGCTGACTGAGCGCCTGCGCATGACCTGTTGCCTGGTGTTCAAGCTGCGCGCCGTAACGCCAGGCCTGAACTTGCCATACCAGTGCCATGAGCACGCACGCCCCAATCACACGGCCATCCCCTAGAAAACGCATAGCACCACCTTGGCCCGTTCCCAAATCTGCAAGCGATCCTGAAGGCCGTTCAAGCCCCCATTAATGCGACGTGTGATAGTGTTGAACTGGTCTTTATCAGCCAACTGGTTGAGGCCATTGCTTTGCCAGAACCAGGCGGCCGACTCACAGGCCCACTGAGGTTGCTCCAGCAACTGCGGTTGCAGCAGCAGGCGATCATCGCCAAACAATGCCTGGCTGCATGATCGGTAGTTGCGACGTCCCGTGATCTGAATCAACCCTCGTCCACGGTACTTCTGGCCGTCGCCATCCGCCTCGGGGGTGTTGCCTAGACGCACTGCCAAGGCGCCGGTGTCATATTTGCTCAAGTATTGATCGCTGCCCAATTCGCGCACGTAATGCAGTTCACCGGATTCATGACCGATTTGAGCGAGGAAGGCAGCAGCACGTTGGGGAGTGTTGATTTGCCGATTCAGCATTGCCGAGTTAAGTGCGCAGATGAAAACGCCCGCTAAAGAGCGGGCGCGTGGGAAGACTTGCTGGAGTTGTGCGAGCGTCATGAGATGACCTTGCCTCGGGCCGCCGCCCTGGCCGCCAGAATGGCTGCGGGCACGGGCGTATTCTCTTCAAGGAACCGCAAGCTGTACCAGTCGGTTAAAGCCAGATAAGCAAGGGCCTCACGCGAGTCTTGCTGTGCCTGGAGGTCCTGAGGGCTCTGGGTTTTTTCCAGCTTCGAAAGATCAAACATCGCTCAGGCCCTCATCAGGTTTGGCTGGACGGATGGAAACATCAATTGGCTCGACCGGAAAAGGAACGGGGCCGGCCGATACCTGGAGCCTCCCGTTCTGCCACATATAGGCGGGCGCACCTGCGTTGAGAGCCAGCTTCAAGGTCAGCTCGATCTCACCGTTACGACGGCTGACAGGCCCTGCGAACAACTCATTTCCTATCGCGGACATAGGCAGGGTCATCCCGTCAGGGATCAGTGAAAGATCAATCCTTTCATCATTCAGGATCAGTGTTTCCCCCTCGATGAAAGCTTTCGTGGGGATGGCGGGGCCAAGAGGCCGAAAAGGAACGTGGTGAATAATCATGCGTGCCATCTCCCGATTGCCGTTACTGTCACGATATTGTTGAGCGTCCGGTCGGACATAAAGAAGTAGGAACCACCATTGCCGTAGCATCTGGCCGTCAGATCCCAGTCAATCGACGGGTAGATGTTGTGGAACACCGCCACAGGCGTGTCCGCGAAAGCTGCCAACCATGAGACGTTGCGCGTGACGCCGGCGGTGTAGCCGGTAAATCGCTGCTGACAGATTTGCAGGCCGCCGGCAAAGCGGAAATACCAGTTGTCGAGTGCCCCGCCGCGCTCAATGAGCCCGGAATTAATCGGCAAAGCACCCGAAGTGCCAGCGTTGAGCACACCGGAAATCGCATTGCCGTTATGAAGAATACTGCGCCAATTGGGCGCAGCCGCGCCTGGATTGACGCTGAACTGGCGGAAGTGAATACCATCCCCAGACACTGCCATCGACAACTGCGCGCGCCATTGCGGATCATGGCCCCACGCCTGTGACAGAACACTGATTGCGCCAAACCCCGGCACACCATCGGGGTGCTGGTAATAGCTATAGAGGCCGGTATTTGCTTTATTGGGCGAAGCACTTTGCGGCGCCGACAACCCCATCAACTCTCCCGGCGCTGCGCCTTGCGCGGTCCCGATGGCGAAGAGCGAGGTATTGATTTCGGTACGCCACGGGGTCCATTGGCCATCACCTCGTCTCCCTCGTGTAAAAGTCGACTCATCAAGCATGGCTTTCGCGGTTTGCCAAATATAGCCGCCCGAGTTGGCAATCTGCAGGATCTGTACGTAAGGATTAGGCAGATTGACGCCGCCGTTACCGAACTGAAACAAGCCGCTGACGCGCGGTAACTCATTGGCATCGTCAGTGGGTTGTTTCGGAATCGGCTGAGCGCCCCAGCCAGCGTGGCCCGTAATGGGTATGCGACCTGGAGTGAAATCATCGCTGGCGGTGACGATGCTTTGGGTGGCGGCAGTACCGAGTTGGGCCTGCTGGGCGAACAGTTCCTGGGTCATTGCGTTGATCTTGACGCTGGCGCTGCGTGGTGTGTCGCCGCCGACGCCAGTGGGTGCTGCACCAATATTGATTTCCTGTCGTGCCATGTGGACTCTCCATAGTCAATTCAATAAAAAGCCCGCGCGAAGGCGGGCACGGGAAAATGCCAGTCAACTATTCAAAAACTGGCACGATCACCGGAGCCGAATCTGCGATTTCACAATGCAGAGAAACGGCCCCAGCCAACTCATAGGGTTGCCCGTCTTTTTGCAGTTTGACGGTCATGACTTTTCTGGAGTAGGTGACAACTGCCGACACTTCTTTCTCACCCACTCCCATGCTGTAGCCCCACCCACTCCCTTCAGGCGCCAGCGGGATAAGGCCCAACGTACCGCGCACCTCATAGACACCTTGAGCCTTTCGCTTCGAGGTGACTTTCTGATTGCTGAAGGGAACAACCGTGCAAGCGCCCTCGGCCCCGCGTAGTTCAATGACTGCTCTCATTTTCAAATCGCCTTTATCGAGCCATCGGCCTGCTTTGCACAGTTGGCGGTGTTCAAAGTGGTGATGACATTCAGCGCGCCCATGTTCATGCTGGTGGTAGGCGGTGCGATGTCCGACTCCGTGAGCCAGTTCGATGCAAAGGCTGCAGGTACTTCAAGGGTGCCAGTCTGAATTGAGTACATCGCAAACCGAGGCAGGTAGACAACTCCGGGAAATCCGATGTAAATGGACATCAGGCCGGTCTCTGGACGGCGGTACACGCGGACTTTCAAAGCAGGTCCGCCTTGCAAGTTGCCGATGGCCGGGGATGCTGCATTCAACAGCGCAACGCCGGAACTGAAACCGCCCTGGTAGTAGTACCAGGATAGGTCGAGCGTAAACGGCGACGTGTAGCCGTTTATGCAGCCCACACAACGAATCAACGGCGATTCACTCTCGGTATAGGGGATGGCGGTGTGAATGGTCAGCGAGGAAACCAGCGAACCACTGGCCCTCCCCGCCTCCGTGGTGTTTTGTCCAAGCAGGCGCTCACCATCGGCCTGAAAGGCACGCGACTTGAGACCCAGCCGTTGCTGGGTGGAAGCCAGGCCCGGGCCGTCAGTGAGAACTTTTTGCCAGGGTTGCCAAACACCCACAACCTCCACACGAACCCACTTCGAAGCGTCGTTGACGACGAAGTACTCTTGCATTGTGTAGCCGGCACCCGCCTCATTGACGGTCAACCAACCGTTTTGGCCTGTGGGGGTATGCAAGCCGGATATTGAATAATAGGTGCCCGCTTTGCGTACACCATCAAGGTCCGCCTCCGGGAGGGGGTTGTAGGCACCCATGCCAAAGTCGCCCACGCGAACGACTCGGCCTGGAGTATGGTCGTCGGCACTTGTAGTCAATATGCCAGTGGCTGCTGTGCCCAGCGCATCGATTCGGCTGTATAACTCTTGGGTCATCGAGTTGATTTTTAAATTAGCACTGCGGGGAGTATCCCCGCCGATGCCCGCGGGTTTTGTACCTAGGTCAATTTCTTGTCGTGCCATTTTTTCCTTCCGCTAGTAGATCAAAAAACCTTCAGCACTGGTCGCACACATAAAATATCTACAGAGGACTCGCGCTAAAAAATCAGATTTCATGAAATTAAGGTATACCGACGAGCAGCGGCCAATTTACCCTCGGCGCAGCCGTTTTACCGGTCACAATGGATAATTCAATAGTTTCTCTCGATGCATTGGGGAACCCTACAGTCACTGATGACAAATTCATCCCGGACAAAAAGTCCTGTCGAAAAATATTCATTAAAAAATATGAATTCTTACCGTAGGTCCAAGGCAGGTTATACATCCACACTCGAAAGAAAAAGCTCATATCCAGATAGTCATGGGGGACCCAATCCTGGACCCCACCTACAAAACTCATTATCTTGTAATTACTGTCAAACACCACCTGACCGCTTTTATCAAACACCTGCATTCCATAACCATCTGTTGCGGGTGGATGAGCGACACAGGCGCAATACTTTCCAGTGTAAGCGAGACCTACCGTTGGGTAATTGCCGGCAAAGTAAACCGAAAATCCCGTCCATGCTCCAGCAGTGCCCGTATGTACAACCGGAAAATAAACACCCGCGCCATCCGGCGAAATAAATACCAGCGGTGGTCTGGGCGAGTTTATCGGCGCTGTGTACGTCACATAGATCCAACACCCTTCAACATTGGGTGCCGCAGCGGCATAGCTTCCTGATGACATAACATGAAACAGAGAGTTTTCATCGTCGATAATCGTTTGACCATCGTTACCAACACATAATATTCCATAGCTCATTTATAGTGCACCGCCATAATCGAATATTGCTGATTCGCATACTGCGCGGCGAAAGCAGCTGCCCACTGCGCATCCAGCACATCGAATTTCAAACTTGCATTTGGATATGCGCCCATAATGGAGTAGCCCGGCATTATTGTTTGTTCTATGCCATAGGCCTCCACCATAACTACCCCCTTTTGAGGATCAAAATTCGGAAGCGCTACCACTGCGCCATTCGTTGGCAAGCCCTTCCCATGAACAAGGGAAACTGCTCTCATGGTTTTTGAGTCAAGCCCTAAGGTTTTGCCTCCTCGATTATCGTAAAACTGGATACCATGCGTCATGAGTTGAGATCTCCAATTTTTATCCTTAGGTTTCCTTCAGCATCATAAATCTTGTCAACATTTGGTCGAACTTCACGACGCCCCCCTGGCCCGGAACTATTAAGTTCAAATAAACCTGACTTATCCAAAATCCACACTGGTTTCCCATTGACGCCCAGCGCATCAGATTGAATAGTGCTGCCAATTTTGGCGTTGGTGATCGTGCCATTTTGAATAAACGCACTATTGATAAATGTTTCAGCCCCTCTAACCGCGAACGGTGTCGAAGGCTTACCCGGCGTATTTTCGTTATAAATCGCAAACTGATCCGCCGAAATCAGAAACTGACTTTGCACCCCACCTGGACCATTCTCGATGCCCAACCCAATACCGGCAAACTTATAACCCCCCCCCGCAGCAACTTGCATCCGCACTGACCAATTCGCCGCCAACTTCCCATTGGTATCCGCAATCGCCGAGGCATTGGTCTGGATACTCACTGACTGTTGGTTAACTTTGGTCTGTACCGTTTCAATGCTTTGGGCCAGCGTTTTATCCGCAGTGGCCAAGGTCGTTAGTCGCGTATCAATCGATGCCGAGTTGTTATTGACCTTTGCATCCAGCTGCGTAACCCGCTGGGCAATGGCTTCATCCCGGGAAGCTGAAGCGCTGTCTACGTTGGTGATACTGGCCTTGTTCTGACTGACCCTTGCATCCAGTCGCGTAACTCGCTGGGCAAGGGCTTCATCCCGGGAAGCAGAAGCGCTGTCTACGTTGGTAATACTGGCTCGGTTCTGATTGACCCTCACCTCCAACGCATCCGTCTTCATTGCCTGGGCAATATCACCCTCGGCAATCGCCGACATCACCGACCAAGTGCCAGCCATGGAAACGTCATCACCCGCGAATGAGGTTTGCTCATCACCTGCCATCTTCGGGTTGACCTGGGCATACACCCCGTCGGTTTTCTGGGCAGTACTGGTGACCTTGCCGTCCACCGTCTCAATCGCCGTTTTGTTCTGCTGGATCTGCAACGCCAGTGCATTGCTGGTTTGCACCAGGGAGCCAATGTCCAGCCAATAAGCCGCGTTAGCCGGTGGGCTGTTAGCCGGTACTGCCTGGATAGCCTGGTAAAGATGATTTTCCTGGCGTACAAACTCGCCACTGGCATATGTCCGGGCCGCGTCGTACAGCAACGCATCCGTGACTTGATCAACCAGTGCTTGCAGTTCTTTACGGGTATTGTCCAATCGGTCGTTGACCGAACCCGAGCCAGATCCATCAATCAACTCGATACGGTCGAGCAAGTGCTTGCCCAGTTGCGTCTCGCTGATTTGCCCTGCAATCAGATCCAGGATCGGCGACGCATCCGAACTCGCTTGCCCGTTGACGCCCGACCCGCTTGGAAACCACGGCCCAATATTGCCCGTCCGGTCCACCAACCGTGCCCAGAAAAATAACGACGTCCCCGCCGCCAGCCCCATCATGGTCAAATCGGTCTGCGGATAGGCGTAATCCCCCAGCTTGGTTGCCATCGCCAAATCAGCGGTTTTCCCGTACCAGATCTCCGTGCGCTGCAAATCCGCTGTGCTAACACCCTGCGGAATCTGCCATTTCACCTTGATCGCAAATACCAACGATTCTGTCGTCAGCGCTGCCACGGTCGGCGGCAGTGTGGTCTTGCCGTTAAGTACGGTCTCCACGGACTCGCTGTACAGGGAGCCGATATCCAGCGCATTGATCGCCCGCACCTTGGCCACATAACGTCCGGCATAAATGCCGGACACCTCGATAGAACTGCCGCCCGTGCGGCCTGCGTAGACCCATTCACCGTCGTTCTTGCGCCAGTAAGCCTCATAGGCAATGGCATTGGCCGCCCGCTGCCACTCGATGGTCATGACATTGACAGCGCTGCCTTGCTCGACGAAATGGTCGTTGCTGACGGTCACGCCGGTCGGTGCTGCTTGCACGCTCGGCGGGATTACAGTGATCGGCGGGCTGTCGATTTTGGCGCCGTCGTCGATGGCGGCAAATTTGCTCGGTACGTGCTTGACCGCGCTGAGGCTGTATTTGATTTCGTCATCCGAAAAGTCTTCGGAAATCGACAGCACGCGGAACTGTTGCAAAGCCAGGGTCGCGGAGTCGATGGCCCAGATCGATTGGGCCGGCGGGAGTTCGTCGAGCTTGGTTTGCAGCACTACCAACTGCCCATCCGTACCTGCGGCGCTGACGGATTTGACCTTTCGGGACACAGCCTTGCCGTTGGGCATCACCAGGGTGATGGTGTCGCCTGCCGTGGCGGTGACTTCGGCGTCCAGGGTCAGGCTGTCGAGTGTGGCAGCACGCAGGCGCCCGCCAATGCGGCGGCCGGCGCGGTCGTTGTCGGCCACGCGAATGACCTGGCCGGGCCGCGCCAGGGTGCCGTCGAGCCCGACCGAGAAGGTCACGCTTTCGGTTTCCAAACGGTTGGTCAGCAATGCCCATTTGCCGATACGCTGGGCTTGCGCCTGGGACGTGCAACCGGTGGCGCTGATTTCGGTTTGCTGAATGCCGTAGCGCGCGATGCCTTCGGCGTCGTCGACGTACTGCACCTTCTGGCGATAGAAATCCGCCGGGTCATTCCAGCTGACCAGTGCAACGGTATAGCGGGTCTTTTTCGCCGAGCCGCCGTAGATGAACTGGCCACCGATCACGTTGGCGTTGGAGTAGGTGTACACCGGGTCTTCCGGCATATCCGCCACGGCCATCACGGAACCGGCACCCCAATAGGCCATGCCCCGGAAGGTAGTCGCCAGGTCTTGCAGCACCTTCAGTGCATCGGCACGCACCGACAGGTACAGGTTGCAGGTGAAGCGCGGTTCGGTACCGCCCTTGCCGTCGGACACCGGCTGGTCGCAGTACTGGCCGATGCGGTAAAGCTCCCACTTATCCACTTGGCCGGCGTTGAGCAGGTGGCCCAGCCCATAGCGTTGGTGCAATAGCAGGTCGTAGTAGATCCACGCCGGGTTGTCGGTCCAGGCCGATTTGAACGTACCGTCCCATACACCGCTGTAGGTGCGGGTTTGCGGGTCGTAGTTATTTGGCACCTTGATGATGCGCCCGCGCAGTTCGAAGGAGCGCGAGGGGATCGACTGAAATTGAGCGGCATCGAATTGCAGGCCGATCAGCGCCGAGCCCGGGTAGCGCAGCTTGGCGTCAATCACCTCGGTGGACGATTCTACGGTGGTGGTATCGGCAATCGTGCCACTGGTGGAGTTCGGCGTGATACGGCGCACGCGCAAAGTCCAGCCGACTTTCGCAGGTGGCAAGTCGACACGGTGGGAACGTTCGTACTTGGTGGTGGTTTTGCCACTGAACGCGGCGGCCAGCACCTCTGTAAATGCGCCGCCGTCGGTGGACAGGTCGATGGCGTACTGCACGGTATAACCGTTGGTGTCGCCGTTGCTGGTGTTGGTCTGCGACAGCCGCGTCACGGCCAGGCGAACCCGTACCGCCGACAGTTGCAGGTTGGAATAGGACTTGGTCCAGGGCTGATCACTGCGCAGCTCGACGGACACCGGGCTTTCGTTTTCCACCGCCGGGAAGCCAGGTATGTGTGACTGGTCCTGGCTGCCATTGCGGGTGTCGAGGGTCACGCCACTGAAGTTGAGGCTGCCATCGGCGTTGGCCAGCGGGGTCTCGTCAAGAAACACCGAGCGCTTATCGTTTTTCAAACCGACAATCTCGCCTTCGCTGACGAGATCGAGGATACGGGCATAGGCCGTACTTTGCAGGCTGTCTGGCGCCTCCACGGAGGGACGGGGCTTGGACGCGCCGCCTTTGCTGCCAGCGAGAGTGAGGTCAGTCATGGCTTTCCTTCAGGCGAAATAAAGCCCGCACTCGGCGGGCTGGGTGAAAAGGAGGACGGTTAGAGTTGGTCCTGGGCGTAGATGCCGGCACTGATCACAGCACTACCGACGACTAACTCGCCGTAGAGCAGCCCTACCGGATTGCCCTGGGCGTTGGTATTGACCGGGCCATTGAAGCTGTAGCTCGGGCGATTGTTGGGGCTATCCTGGGCGCCAAGCCCTTTGGGGGGAGGTGACAACATCTGCATGACGCCCCCCATCGCCATGGACGCACCGGCCATCATCATCATGCTGGCCGCCGGCCCCGTGAGAAAGCCAAACGGGTTGTAATAGGCCACCGCGATTAATACCGCGCCGATAATGGTCTGTAGCCCGCCGGCCCGCTTGGAGCCGGTCAACACTGGCGCGATACGAATCACGTCCTTGCCAAGAGGCTTTTGAATATCGTCTTCGGCAATGTTGCGTTTGCCGTTGAATACCGCAAAACGCAAACCTTTATCAGCGCTCTGCAGCATGTAACGTTCAAAGCCGGGAAACTGTTTGAAGTAGCCCATCACGTCCTTGAAACCACCCGTGGTGGTCACACGATGCTCTCGACCGAAAAGCCTGGCGAGCGAGCCTGATAGCAGGACGGTTCGCATCGTATTTTGTTCTACTGCCAATCCCATGAGCACTCTCCTGGTCATCTTCGCAACGTTGGCTAGAGTTGGTCCTGCGCATAGATACCCGCGCTGACCACCGCACTGCCCACCGTCAGTTCGCCATACAACAGGCCTACCGGGCCACCCTGGATGCTAGTGTTCACCGGGCCATTGAAGCTGTAGCTGGAGCGATTACCCGGGCGGTCCATGGTGCCCAGGCCCTTGGGCATGGGCGACATCAACTGCGCGACGCCCCCCATGGCCATGGAAATCCCCATGCTCGCGGCAAAGGTCCAGCCAGTGGTGGATGAAGCACCGATCAGGGTGGAGGAACTGCCCGAGGCCAGACCGCCAGAGAAGTACGACGCAGCCACAATCAGCGCCACGCCAATAATGGTTTGCATCGACCCTGCGCGCTTACTGCCCAGCAGTACCGGTGCGATACGGATATCCGCAGCGCCTGGAGGTGCCTTGAGGCGATCCTGGGCAATGTTGTCACGGCCCAGGAAAATCGAATACGTCACGCCCCGGTCCTTGGATTCCATCAGGAAGCGCTCGAACCCCGGCACCAGAATGCACAGCGCATGGATCGCTTCCGAGGCGTTGCTCACCGCCAGTCGATGCACGCGCCCGAAGCTCGCGCCAAGGCTGCCGTAGAGGCGCACCGTCCTGACTTTTTCATGATGCATGGCATCCTCCCGGCGAATGATCCGCCGATGTGGTTAATGTTTGGCCCGCAGGCCGTGTCGCCAGTAGCTCACCGTCACCTCACCCCAGTAGCCGCCGTAGGTATCGCGCTTGCTGTCGCGGCCATACAGGTGGTGCAGGATCGAACCGGGAGCGGGGTAATGTTCGGGTTCACTTTGCAGCACGCCATCGGCCAGGTAGATCGCGGCATGGTTGGGCACTGGCGAGCGGATCTGCATCAGTACGATATCGCCCTGTTGGAGTTGGCTGACCGGCACGAAGCCAGCGGCCGGCAGGTTGTCCAGGTAGAGGTTGCCGCCCTTGTCCCACCAACCGTCTTCACGCTGATAGTCACCCAGCTCGATGCCCAGCTCGCGGCGGTAGTAGTCAAGGATAATGCTCAGGCAGTCATGCACGCCGTGGGCGAAGGCGCGACCGATCAGGGGCGCCTGGTAGCCGTTTGGCGTGCAACTGGCCCATTCACCGGTGCGCACCTGCCCGTCCTCGTCGGTGCGTACTTCAACGATGTGCCAAGGCAACCCGGAGGCTTCGCACGCCACGCGGTCTGCTTCACTGGGTGTCACCGGGCAATCCGGATGGCTGTGCACCACAGCGAGGATTTCGCCGCGTTCTTCCGCGCCGGCATAGTCCTCGGGCGCCAGCCGAAAGTGTTCGCTGGGTGTGCTCGCCGTATTTCGACAAGGCACATACACACGCTTGCGCCCTTCACGAATCAGCAAGCCGCAACACTCATGGGGATACGCGGCCACGGCGTGCCGGGTAATCGCCGCCAGGTTGGTCTTGTTCATGATCAGCTCCGCAACAGTCCGGCTGCCGGGAATGAGCCGTAGGGCAATGGGTTGTTCTCGCCGAAACGCAGCTTGCAGCTGGTCAGCCGCCCACCGCATTTATCCTTGGCAGCGTCGGTGACGATCACGTCATTGGCATCCGCCACCGGGCCGCCGTTATAGCCGCAATAAGGACCGCGGTAACCACCGCAACTGAGCCACCAACACACGTTGGCAACGATCTGGCGACGTGGCAGCTGCACGCCGTTGAAGTCCAGCGCACTGGCCAGTTCGAACTTCACCGTCTCGCTGCTTTCCGCGACTTTGCGCTCGACGTACCAGATGTCCGGCGGCAGTTCCTCTTCAGGGTCGGCTTCGGGTTGGCCGTCGAGGTATTTGGCCAAAGTCCGATGGCGGATCAGTCGCGCGCCTACCAAATCTTCGAAATACAGCACCAGCGCCGTGATGAAACCACCGACGTTACCTACGGCCAGCGTTGGCGTCGGTTGGGCGCCCTGCCCCGACATTTCGAAGCCCTCGGCCTGGATCGGCCAGGGTGAATATTCATGGCCCTGCCAGAAGATCGATGACTCCTGGGGGTAACCGTGAAACCGGTACAACTCGGCGCCCAGGGGGGTGGCATCGAGTTCGAAAAGCTCCACCCAGGCCCCGGGCTCCAGGGTCTGGATATCTGCAGTGATGGACATATGATTCTCCGGGCAAAGAAACCCCGCACTACGGCGGGGTGGAGGCGGCGCTAGGGGTGGAAGGCTTGCTCGAACGTAGCTGTCAGAGAGTAGAGCCCGGCGCCCATGGGCGTTGGCTGGTAGCCCTTGCAGCGATACAACGCAGGCGCTGCAAGTGGTGCGGTCCAGTTGAACGCCTTGGCGCCGGCATGGCGATCAAGGAAAGCGACGATCGCTTTGATGCGCGCTTCGTCACCCACGAACGTCAGTGGCCAGGACTGGGTCTTGTTGTTGATCCCGTCCGCTGCTGTCTGCTGGTAGCCATCGCCAAACTTGGCCGTCTTAAGACGAAACTCGACGCTGCCGACGGGCTCCACCTTAGGCACCCATGTGAAAATTTCTGTGCTCATGTTTTCTCCAGGCCTAAGCCGTTGAGGGTCAGCGGCCGTTGATGGCCGACCAGATTTGCCCGCCCGGTTTGAGGTCGCGGGCGATCTGCTCGGCGGCACCCTGGCGGGCTGAACCGGCATAGGCGCGGGCGACGTTCTGGGTGTTGGCGTCGGTGCCTGAGCCTTGGCCGTCGGCAACGTTGATGGTTTGCTGGATCACCACTTGGTTGCTGCTGGTGTTGCCTGCTTGGCTGCCGCCCAGTGCGCGCACGCCCAGGGAGCCGTCGGAACCACGGCTCAGAGGCATGATGGCTTCGGGGCCGGCTTCGCCGAAAAGGGCCATGGGGGCCAAGGTTGGGCCAGTGGCGACGGAATTGGTGAACGCACCACCGTTGGCAAACTTGAATGTTGAGGGAGGTGAATAATTGAAGTCTGCTGGTGGTTTGAGCGCGTTGGTATAGCCGCCTGGTCCAACTGCGGTGCTGGCGCCTGGCGCTCCAGCACTCGGTGTAAACAAACTCTGCAGTGCTGAACTGGCGATGCCGAACAATGAGCTCAACGCACTCGACCCGGCAGTTTTCGCCGCCATCGTCGCCATGTCCTTGAGGACCGACTTGGCGAACTCGGAGAAGTTGAACTTGCCGGTGGTGACAAACGTCGCAACGGCATCATCCATCTGTTTGAAAGCGCCGGTGAACATGGCTTTCGATTGTTCTGCGGCGGTTCCCGAGCTGCTCAGGTAGTCTTTGAATGCGCTTTGAGCACCTGCGCTCCAATCATCGACCAGCTTGGTCAGTAAGGTGAAATGACCTTGAACCTGCTGTGTCTTATCATCATCCAGGAAGGCAAACCCGGACGAGTCATCACCCGCGCCCGGCACAGGTACATCCCTATACGGCCCACCTGCTGGAAACTTCAGCCCGGCCCGCTCGGTATAACTGGACTGCGAATCCAACGCGCCAACAAAATCATTCTGCGCACCCTGGCTCTGCTTGAGCACTTGTAACAGTTGCGCGTTTTTCTGGATAAATTTTTCTGCCGCATCCGTGGCCGGGTCATAGGCCCTTTGAAAGCCCTTGAACTGGCCGGACGTGACCTGTAGCGCCGCTGCGGCAGAAGCGCTGACCTTTTTACTGGCGACCTCGATCTTCTGCTGCATCTCGCGCATGCTGTTTTCGGTAATCCGTGACGCCTTCGCCAGGGCCTGCTCAAGGCTGCCGAGGTTGAGCGTCAAATTACCCTGGGAAGCAGTTGCCATAGGTTTCTCCGGGTCATGGATAAAACCCGTCGAAACGGGTTTCAAGGAACGTGGCGTCGTCCTTAACGCCACGCGTTCATTGCACGCTCGAGTGACATGCCCCGGCGCAGCTCATGGGGCATGAAATCAATCAGCTCAGCCGTGCCACCGCCCAGCCGGTGGGTCTGCAACGCTATCAATGCGCTGCCCGCCTCCAGCCGCCTACCGGCATGCAGGGAGCCATATCGGTCGATATAGCGCCCCCAAGCCAGGGCTTCGTGATAGGTCATGCGTTCCTTGGCTTCGGCGATCGTGCGGCCGCCCACTCCGTTCAGCACCAGTTCGTGCCAGAACTCATCGGCGACCGTCAGCTCTTTGCACCGCCACCCTGAGTGCCATTGACCTCATTGACTGCATTGAGGATCACAAACCCCAATGAGGGCTCAAGACCAAAGGCATCGTCGTAACACAGGGCTTCATCACCCTCGGCGCCCAGCGACACCGACGCCGCGAGGTAGCTGGCATTGCGGCTCTGTGCAGACTCACCTTGGCTGAAGAGACGCTCGATCACGCCGAATGACTGGCGTCGGATGTGCAACGTGAATGTGTCGGTCACTTCTTTGCCGGTTTGGCTGTCCAGATGCGTCCAGCTAATGTCTTTTTTCACCGGCTGGCTATCGACGATGCCACCCTTGGCTTTCAGTTGTTTGAAGTTCATGGCGTCTCTCAGGTTTTCTTGATCCAGGCGCTGCCGCCGGTGCGTTGGATGGTGACGGTGGTGGTCACGACCGCGTTCAATGCGAAGTTGAACGGAAAGTCCGAGACGTAGCCGTCGAAGGTGAACCAGGTGCGGGTCGCCGGCAGTTCAAAGCCATCACCTTTGGCATTCACCGCTGGCAGCACGTCTTTGCCGTCGGACCAGCCCACTGCCCATTTGACGCCGGTATCGCCCTTGGCCTCCGACAACTGGTGCAGGCGAATATGGCTTGCATTGGTCGGGTCGGCGTTCAGGCCAAGGCTCGCCGTGCCTGGGGTGCGTAGGCCTTTTTTGTAGCTGCGCTCTTCGGCATTGAGGCTGGTGTCTTCAATCTGTTCGGCCGGTGCGCCGCCCGGTTCGAACGAGGTGGCGTGCTCGACTTCCAGCACAGTGTAGGGCCCGGTGCCGGAGACCGGCGGAACGAGGGCAAAAATCTGGGTACCTTGGGTAAGAATCGACATCGAGTGTTCTCCATGAACAATAAAAAACCCGCAAAGGCGGGTTGTGGGGGTGTAACGACTGTGTCGCTGCAAGCGAGGCAGGTCGGGTGAATCAGGTGGCCGGTTTACCATCCAGATAAGGCGGTGCATTCGGGTCCGGTTCACGGTTCTTGATCACGTCGACCATTGCCTGGTTGCTCTGGGCCAACAACCGAATGGCCGCGTTGAGCGCGACCTGGCCATCGGTCTGGGTTTGCAGGGCAGCGATCAAACGGTTGATCGCGGCCAGTTCTTCGTCATTCATAGGCATCGGTTCCTCTATCGATTGCGGTAGGGATTTACACTGGGGGAAATTTCAACGATCGCCCGCGCGCAGCGTTGGCAATCAGGACGCCAAGCCGCTGGCGACAATTGAGCTGCGATATCCCGTCGCCGGGTCACCCACATGGGTCACCTTGGTCATCGACCAGCGCCCCTGCATGTAAGAAGGCCAAGTCTCATCCAGCATCAGTACACCTTCAGCAGCCAGCAGTGGATTGCCCGGGCAATCGATCTGCAATGTCAAACCTTCGCGACCCACTCGACGCAGTTCACCTTCGGCCACGGCGCGTGCCTCTGACTCGTTCTGGTAGCGTTGGCGCAGGTTTTTGAAGGGTGCGACGCCGATTTGAACCATGCGCAGCTTGCCAGCGGGGGCATCCCACCAGGCGACCCGGCTGCCCATGTATTTGGCGCGCGATTTTTCATCAAGCCTGGCGGTGATAAAGGCTTGATCACCGGGGCGATTATCTTGTGTCACGGACAATTTCACTTCGGGCAGCAGCTGACCGGACAGCGTCTTGACCTGTCCCGCTTCAGCCAGAACATAGAGCTCATTAATCGGTTTAGTTACCGCGTTGTAGCGTTGGGCTAGACGAGTGATAAAGGCCATGTCGCTTTCGTTGGACTGGTCGATATGAGCGATCGCAATGCCGTCCAGTGCCGGCGCCACACGCGGTGAAAAGCCGTGCCGGCTGACCAATTGGCGAAATAGCGCACCCAATGTTGTCGGCCCATGACTTTCCGACCTGCGCTGACGATAGCCACTGGCATCCGCCACGCTGAAGGGCGCTGCCGTCGCCACAATCATCAAGCGCATGGGAAACAACACGGGGGTGCGCTGGGTAATGACGAACTCGCCTTTTTCTACCAGCCCGGATTCCTGATAGCCAGCGCGCAGGCCGATCTTGCCACTCAGGCTGGGCAGGCCTTCCAAGCCCTCGATATTGAGCGTCAATTCCAACCGATCGGACTCAATCCCCGCCGCATCAGTATGACTCCAATGCATCAAGCGTTGATTGAGCAGCGCCGCATTCACGCCGTAAAACTCGACGATGGGGGTAAATCCCTGTGCCATGCCGCCTCCTTAATCCCAGGCCAAAACGGGACGCACGGCAGCAGGCCGCGACGTCAGCTCGGGCACAATGACCCACACGCCTGCCGGCAGCACCGGGCCGTACTCGGCAAGCTCGGGGTTCAGACGCCAAAGCGTTTCCTCCGCGCTATCGTCGCAACGGCCCAGCTCTCGGTAGAGCAGCAGGTTGACCGAATCGCCGGCGATGCTTCGCACTCTACGCATTGACGAATTCCTCCAGTTCAAGGGTCCAGGTCATGACCATGGCGGTGCCGTCATCGATCACGTTGCTTTGGGCTTCCGTCACCGAATTGATCCGCCACAGGCCCCAATTACGGCCGATACCGTCGACCAGCGGCAGCGGCGCACGGGCGTTCTGCAAGGCGCGCAGTTCGTCGAGGCGCTGCATGCCCACGGCGTACATTGCGGTACCGCCGAAGGTCAGCTTTTCCAGCTTTTGGCCGTTCTGTCGCGACTGCGGCTTGCTGGCGATAATCGCCAGGTCCTGCCAGCCGCCGTCGCTGGCGCGGGACAGCGTGGAATAGGCGAACCCTCGGGACAGGCCGAAAATAAAGTCGCCGAGCACCATTTGTTGTCGCATCAATCACCTCCTGATGGATCGGCCAGTGCCGCGTTACGTCGGATGCCCAAGGTGTCGGTCACCATCGGCAGGCACTGGAACTGCAAGGCCTGGATCACCTGATTGACCACCTGCTGGGCATCCGCCGGGTTCACGCCGGTGATCTGGATGTTCGGTGAAATCGTGACCTGGACGTTATCCGAGCTGGCGCGGGTGAGTTCCTTGCTCAGTGCAGCGGGCGCGGGCAGACGGTCGCTTGAGCCAAACACTTTGTCCCCGAGCCAGGCGCCCGCTTCACTGCCGAGCAAGCCGCCAATGGCCCCGCCGATGGCGGTACCGACACCCGGGAAGACCAGCGTGCCGAGTGCGGCGCCAGCGGACGCACCGGCCCAGGCGCCACCGGCAGTGCTCAAGCCGGCGCCGACGGCATTGACGTCACCATTGCGCACGCCCTGCACCACATCGATGGCCGTGTCGACATACTTCAACGGGCCCAGGCGCCGGGCAACGCCGGACTCCAGCTTGGCCAACGTGCCGGACAGACCTGCCGCCAGGCCTTTTTCGCTGCTGCGAGCCAACGGCCGGATGGCTGCTGGCGCAACAGGGGCGGCAAACGCGTTGCCGGGAACCTGGGTCGACGGTGGGGTCACACGGGCCGCGTCGAACGGCACTGGGGGTTGGCTCATTGCACTGAGTGCAGGGCCAGGCCTGATCACCGGCGCTGGACGCAATGGTTGGAGCTGCGCGGATTGCTGGGAGCCGGATGTCCGGGGTTGGCGTTGCACCGATTGCCGTGGGCCGGCTGCAAGGGGCTGGCGCGCAACCGGTTGGCCCGGCCTGGGAAGCCTGACGCGCCGTTTCTTGTTAACGGCCGGTTTGTCCTTGTCTTTCCTACGCACCGTATCGCCAACACTCTCGGGCATCTGCGCCGCAGATCCGCCCAACGCATCCGGCGCGCCGAGGGACAGTGGACTGGCGCAGCAACAGTGCGCGTCCTTGCCCTTTTCGCCATCAAAACCGCCGTCCTTGAACAGCTTGCCAATGCCGGGGAGCCTGCCGAGGGTGGCATCGACCACATTGCCTGCAACCCGGCTTTTAATCGTTTCTCCCAAGCCTGAAAGGACTTCGGAAATCATCGGCGTCACCGTGGTCGACACCACGGCCTGAGCCGTTTTGACCGCACTGGCCAAAGCCGGCGAACCTTCAACGGCGCCATTGGCGCTCTCTGTCAGCCCGGTCCTGGCCTTCAACCACAGCGCTTCGCCCCACACCGGTGCGGCATCCAAGGTGGTGGAAAAGCGTTTTTCGCTTGCACTGGACGCTTCACGCAGCACGCTGATCGACTGTTCCGAGCGGGCGGTTTTCTCGAGCGTCAGGTGGCTGCCCGACTGCTGCAGCGCACTGGCCAGATCGATGATCTGCGCGCTGCCCAGCATCAGGGCCTCGCGAGTTTGCCGCTGATCCACAGACGTGCTCGAAGTGGACTCAGACAGCGTTGTTGATTCTGTCCGCTCATCCCTGCGCACAGGCTGCCGATCAAGGGTTCTCAACGATGACAAGACGGTGTCGAGCGAGTCCACACCCTCGCGCAAGGTGCCCAGCGACTGCGCCAATTCATCAAGCTTCAGATTCGCGTTGGTCAGCGCAGCCAGTGTTTCGGACAGCGCAGGCAAGCCCGCCAGTTGGCCTGAACGGTCAGCTGACAGCGCGCCTGGACTGGCAATATCGGCATCATTGGCGCCCTCTGCGCGACCGAAAGCGCCCTGGCCATCCCTGGCCACGGCATAGGCGAGCGAATAGGTATTCTGCATCCCGCTTACTCCTGTTTGACGCCAAGGCGAGTGATCGCGATGTCGTAGCGGCGCAACGCTTTTGCAGCATCCCAATCGAGGATGTCCGCTTCATTGACCGAGTAAACCAGCGGTACCACATCAAGGATCACTTCGATGTCGCGCTGCGAAAGAAGTCCGCCGGTTGATTTAAAAAATCGTCGATGCGCTCCTGCAATTGCGTCCAGTCGGGCACGGTCAAGTCGCCCAGGTCAGGGATCATCAGGCCGGTGCAGTGAGCGGTGATGAACTCGGCGCGCTCTTTGTTGGTGGCGAGTTTTTTCATCACCTTGGTGGCACGCAGGGCGGGCATTTCCAGTGGGAGTTCGGTCAGCGTGCGGCCAGCGGCATTGAGGGGCAGCAGCAACTGGACCGGCTGGTCATGGCGGTTTTCTTCTTGCGCTTGCAGGAAGAACGACGCCGGGCGCGTCGACATTTCATGCACGTATTGCGCAATGCTCACGTAGTCCGGGCGCTTGAGTTGGTCGAGCTCTTTTTCCGACAGGCCGGTGGCAAGTTTCGCCAGTTCGAAAAACTGGTCGTCCTCGTCATCACCGGCCCGGGCCAGCGCGTCTTTCTGCGCGGCGTAGAACAGCGGTTTGAGTTGCACCTGCTCGATCACAGCGCCGGTGTCGGCAGTGATCGGAGACAGCAGGTGGTGCAGCGGCGGCATCCAGGCCATGGGTTATTCCTTGATGAAGGTGGGATAAAAGCACCGCAACCGTGAAGCCGGGCGCGGTCAATGTGGGAGCCGGACTTGCCCGCGATGCAGGCGACTCGAGGTATCTGTTGAACCGAGGTGATGCCATCGCAGGCAAGCCAGCTCCCACATGGACCGTGCGCGTTTCAGGTTGCCGGCGTGCTTAAGGCATCAGCACCGCGCGGCGCGCATCGCCCAGAATATCGACGCCATTGAGCACGAACTTCTGGGTGCGCACGTCGATATCGATCACCGAAATGCCGTTATCCAGACGGTTGTAGGTGCGGCAGGACAGCTCCAGCGTGGTCGTGGCCTTGTCGCCCATTTTCAGCTTGGCTTCGCCCAGGGATTTCAACTTGCCGCCGACGGTGTGGTAGGTGAAATAGGTCTTGCCGTCCTGATCCTGGCCGGCTTCACGCACGTTCAGCAGGATGTCGTCACCCGTGCGTACGCCCAGGGCCAGCATGATTTCGGGGCCGGCACCTTGCAGCACCAGTGTGGCGCCCAGCACCTTGCCGCTCTTGGCCATTTCCTCGGCAATGAAGCGGCCACCGGACATGGCTTCCATCTCGAATTCGATCTTCGGCGGGGTGAATTCCTCAACGGTCGCGGACAACGGCAGGCCTTGAAGGGTGGCCGCAATGGCCTGTCTGACTCGGTTGGTAAACATTAGAGAACGTCCTCCAGGAACTGCTCGATGATTTCATCGCGGGCGTTGAGTTGATAAACCATGTGTTCGTTCGGCGCGTAGCGGCCGTAGTCGATGACGATGAACCAGGTGCCGTTCTTGTACTTCTCGACGCTGTTCAATTCCGGGTGCAGGTACACGCTGCCGCCGGGAATGGTTTCGTCGGCGACCAGGGTTTGCAGCCAGTCGTTGATGCGCTTGACCTCCTGGTCCATGAAGGACTTGGTGAGGTTCTTGGCCATGGCCTTCTGCCCGGCTTTGACCAGCTTGCGGCTGATGGCGTCTTCCAGGCCGACGTAGCTGATGAACTTGCCGGTGAGGGAACGGTTACCCAGCAGCGAGAACCCGCCGAGGATGGTGCGGGCGTAGTAGCTCACGCCATATCGGTTGAGCAGGTCGCCTTCGGTGGAGGTGTCGAGGATGTTGTACTCGACCACGCGGGAAACGTCTTCGGCGAAGGTCACCTGATTGCCCGGGCTTTCCCACTGCTTGACCTTGGCCAGTGCGGCGATGGCCAGGGAGGACGGCGACAGGAACACGTTTTTCTTCGCCGCCTTGGAGTACACAGACGGCATGTTGTGCACCAGCAGGCAGCGGTCGAAGCCCAAGTCTGCACCGCCCAACTCGCCGCTGTAGGTCACTTGGTCGGCCACCGAAGCGTCCTTGCCATCCAGTACCACACGTGCCTTGATGCGCTTGCCGAAGGAGGCAAACTCACCGGCTACGGCTTTGGTGCCAGTAAAACCTGGAGCGCCGATGATGGTCAGGTCTTCAGGGACGCTGCTCAGGGCAGCCAGGCCCAGCTTGCGACCGGTGACCGGGTCGTTGCCGCCGATCACATTGTTGATCGTATCGGCCGGGGTGGCGCCCTCCTCCACGATCACCACGTAGACCGGCACCTTCACCACTTTGAGGATCTGGTACACCGCTTGAAACAGCGTGCCCGATTCAGTGCCAGTGGGGTCCAGCAGCGCCTGGGTGGTGAAGCTGTTGATGCGAAACGGCGCGTTTTTCGGGATCGACCCGTGGGCGTTCGGCGCGGTGCCGACCAGGCCGATCACGTTATCGCCCAGGCCACCCATGGCCTCGGGAGATTCGGTGGCATTGACGGTGATGCCGTTGTGCTCGAAGTTCAAAACCTCAGCCATGATTAGTCAGCCTTCTTGGGGGTGGAGTTGAGGACGCTGGTCAGTTCCAGGCGGCCGGCGGTGCGCAGGGCGGATGCTTCGACGTCGAGCAGTTCCAGCTCCTCGCCGGCGGTAGACCAGTGGCCCCCTCCGATGGGGAATGGGATGAGGACGGTGTAGGTTTGGCGGGTGGGCATGGGAAAAATCTCCAGGCGAAAAAAAACCGCTTGCGCGGTATTGAGTGAAACGTGTGTGGCGAGCGGGAAATCCGAGCCATTAAAGGTAGTTATGCCGTCTGTTCGGCCAACCAAAGTGGCGCTGTCGGCCGGTGCTCCAAGTGAGGAAAATCAGGAGATTGCGGCCAATCACGCAGTGCCTGCATGTATGTCAGCAACGCAAGGAACTGTTCTGCCTCTAGGGTCACAGGCGCCTTGAGTTCCAACTGATCACGATGCCGATCACGTAACCAAGTAATCTGCATCAATTGGGCATCGCGCCAAGTGCGCTCCTCAAAAGCCGGGTCGAGCGCTACGGGAACGATATCAACCAGAAATGGCACACCGTGATCATCATGGTGACGAGCCTTATCGGTGCCTGCATCTCGAATAATCTCGTTATAAGAAGCTTCGGACATGGGAACCGCATCTGCAGGGATGACTTCATGCAAGCCCTCCAGGTAAGTACATCCGGTTTGTTGACTGTAGTACCGCTTCATAATGAAACCTCAATAACCAATTGCAAAGTAAACACAGCCAGATGCGGTAGGCCCGTTAAATGTGGTGCTCCCTTGAGTGAGCGTTCCCATGTTGAGCGCGTTCAGTCCGGTCTTTGTGATCGCCCGAAATTGCCAGACGGCTTTCATGGCTCCGCCTGGGCCTGTGTTGTCGTGCTCCGAAACCCAGATACAGCGGTTTGGGAAAGCGATAGGGAAAGAGACATCGGTACTTCCTGTCACTATCGCGCTATTGCCCATTTGCAAGATTAATCCCCCCAGCCAACTCGGAAAAACCATATAGCTCTGGGCACCCAAGGAAATTGAAAAACCCAAACGCAACTTTTTTGGCGTAACAATCGTGGAGTCATCCAAGCCTTGATTGATATGAGCCGGAGTCGAAATTCTCGCCGTACCTCGGTTTACTTCAGTCGCCTGCGCGGTCATCGCGTCGACTTCAGCCTTGGTGTAAGTCGCCTTCGCAACGTAATCCATCACCCAAGCACGCGTAGCTTTCACTACCGTGTCATCAATAAGCAGCGTGACCAGCGAAGCATTGGTGGTTTCAAAAATCGAGCGAATATAAAACTCTTTGCCCGTTCCAGACGTCTCCAGCAGAGGTTTGTAAGACTCAGGGTACTTGACAATCGCATATAAGATACCCGTATCGGTCCAAAGGCCTGCTTCGCGCACATACCAGCCGCCAACGTCTGACGGAATAGTGACTTCCGCCATCAGCCAATTGGCATTTTTCTGATCCTGAAAAAGCGCATTCAAGGGCCCCCGCCAGACTTCGCGCTTGAGTGCTTTGGCTGTTGCATCGGGGTTGTAGATAGCACCATTCCCATCACCGACGGATATCTGCGCCAGCTTGATAGGTATGCCGGCCGCCTTGCAGGCTGTTTCGTAAGCAATGCCTGCGTCTGTAAGCAGTGTGTAATAGTCAGCCATTTTCTATTCCTGTGGATAAAGAGTGGTGGTTTCGACGGTATAGAGCCCAACTGCTCGGTAGGAAGTACCCGATGCCTGAACACCCGGTACCAACGTAGGGCAAATCGTCGTTAGTTCGCCGCAAAGTGTCGCGGCACCGATGCAGTGGCGACCGGAAACACTCAACCCAACAGAGACAGACAGCACATCGCGCTCACTTTTTGCATCACCGAGGCGGCGGTCCAAACGTATGTCAATCGCTTCGCTGTAAGGCAGCTCGGTATAGGCTCGAACGGAGAAGCTGTAGGGCAGTCCCGGTGGGCGTTGTTCGTACCAGGCCTGTACTTGCGGCCTCAGTTGAAGGCCCCTGGCTGCATTTTCCAGCGCTTGCCGGGTGCCCGCCTGGCGAGCAGTGGGCCAGGCCAGTTTTACGGTCAGGCGTTTCTCGATCACAGGTGCACCAGTGCTCCACTCCTTGACACCTCGGTCGGCGGCCAAATAGGGCAGGAACGCGACAGGCGTATGGGTTGGGTCCATCAACCCGGGAAACGGCGGCACAACCCGGTCGAGCAATACTCCGAACCCCACATCCAGCGCCTTTTCCAGCGGTGAACTGTTGGCCGGCAACAAACTCGCGTTGAGGTCACTCATAGCGTGCGCACCTCCACCTCGACACCCGTGCAGTACGGAGCCTCGAACGCCGAGCTGACAATCGGCTCCAGCGGTTCAAGGATCTGCAGTTGTGCCGCGCCAGCACTGTGGATGGCGTAGTCGATCCAGCTCGGGTCCACCCGCCCTTCCAGGCGATGGCAGGAATCGGCGTATGCCTGCAGCAGCTTTTGCGCGGCGACCTGGGTGAGTCCGGAATCCGGTCCGGCATTGATCTTGGCGACCACGCGGATTTTGTACGGCAGGATGTGTGCGCCTTGCACACTGACCAGGTCGGTTTCCGGACGGACATCCGGCCGTGCGAAATGTCGTCGAACGCCGTCCAGCAAGTCGGCAGACGGCGTGCCATCGCCTTCCCGCGCCAGGACGGTGACCATGACCTCGCCAGGTGCGGTTCGCCGCCCATTGCCATCCTTGACCCGCACCGCATAACCGTCCGGGTCGAAGGTATACGTGACCGTGACCACGCCCGGCGTCGCGCTCTGCACATTCACCGCCGGGCGTTCGCCAAGGGTGAACACTTCGCGGCGGTACTGCATGCGCGAGCCGGCAGCCGGGGCGTGAGGGGCGAGGTAGTAGCGTAACCGGGCATCCTCGTCGCTTTCCAGGGTCGGCGGCACCGGCGGGAATGCGGCGGAGTCGCCGGGGTCCAGCACCTGGCGCTCCAGGCCCATATCGGCCAGGCGCGCATCCAGATTGCTGCCGGTGGCCCACCACGCCAGCATCTGCTTGATGCGGGCGTTGTATTGGCGCTCATGGGTTTGCAGACGCACGCAAAAGGCTTCAAGGGCCAGGGTCAGCAGTTCGCTTTCGTTGTCGAGGCTGACCTTGAGTTTGGCCGCGCTTTGCGGCGCGCGGGTGGCAACGTAGTCCACCACGAACGCCTTGAATTCGGCCAGCAAGGGTTCGAACTCGTCCACCGCAATGATGGCCGGTTCCGCCAGTTGGTTCTGGCCGGGGATCAACATGCTCATGTCACGACCTCGAAGGTTTGTTGGCGGTTTTTCCAAGTGCCGGAGAACCGCAGCAACAAGCCGGCCCCCTGGCGAGTGGCGACGATGACCTGGGGTTGAAAGTCGCCAATGCCGTTCTGCGCGTTGTAGAACGCCTGGGCGGCGTGGCTCTGCGCAAGAATGAGCAGATCATCGCCAAGGTTCTGGCCCAGCAGTTGCGGGACCCGCGAGCCGTACAACGGACGCTTCTGGCGAGTGCCCAGAGGAGTGGTGAGCGCTCGGGTGGCGCGCTGCACGAATTGCAGCCAGTCATCGACGGCTGCCCCGCTGTTTCGGTCGATACCGATCATGGGATGTCCTTATCGGGGGCTGATGAGGCGCCCTTGGTGGTCAACCACCGGGCCGCTGAAATGGGCGCCGCCGGCGTCGAGCAACAACGCGGTGCCGCCGATTTGCAGGGTGATGCCCTGGGCGTTGAGGATCAGGCCGCTGGCGCCGACCCTGGCCTCGATCTGCTCGCGCGAGCCGCTAAACGTGGTCGGGCCGTTGACCCAGTTGAATGTGTGGCTGGCGTCGTCGTAGTCGCTCTGCGTACCGTCCTGATGACGGCGCCGGGTTAACGACGCAACGCTGGAGACCGGCGGAAACACGCTGCTGTTGAGCCCGAACAAGGCCACCGACTGCGCGCCGCCTTCGCCACCGGCATAGTTGAGCAACAGGCACTGCTCACCCACCGATGGAATGCGCGTTTCGGTTTGCGCACCAGCGCTGGGATTGAAAAAACGGATCGCTGGCGTGAGCAGATCGCCATGGCTGACCTTGCAGGTATTGGCGGCGGCGTCGACCTGCTGGCAAACACCGATTCGGCAAAAGCTCTCGGCGCGTCGATACAGGTCTTCGAGCTGGCTTTCCATTTCTGCCAGGCGCTCGACAATCGGCCCCAGTTGCATGCGTAAGAGCGCGTCGAACATAAATTACTCCGCCAGTGGTTTGTATTGGTCAGGGTCATTGATGTTCATGACTTCCCAAGTGCTGGCAAACAGAGGTTGGCCTGTAGGGTCGTTGAGCAACACCGGCCCGATGTAGAGGGTTTGGGTGAAGGAAACAGCCCAGGTGTCGTAGTCCGTTTCTGCCGCAGCCCGCGAAGCAGGAGCGGCAATGATATTCGTCGGCAAATCGCACTGTGCCTGGGGCAGGTTCCAGCGGTTGTCCAGCACCAGGTCCATCAGTTGACTGGCCAGGTCGCAGGCGTCGAACGGCAAGGCACCCGGTGCAACCATGGCCTTGAGCGAAATGGTCAGCGCGTGTGCCTTGCGCCCTTCTGGCGAGCGAATGCCGGGGCCGTTGCCCTCGACCGTGACCAGCACGCCGGTGTTTACGCCGCCGCCCTGAAAGTCCTGATGGCTGCCGATCTTCAGGTCGGGGAAGGCAGCGTGCAGCGCCTGGCCGATGGCTTGCGGCAATTGGGAGGGTTTTTCGATGAGCATCATGTCAGTGACTTCCTTGCAGCAATTAACGCGGATCCTGGCGCGGGCCTTCGTTGATCCCGATACGTTTGGCCGCCCAGCGCTCGTAGAGCCCGATGGCTGCGTCGGCGCCGGCCATGGCGGTGAGGCATCCGATGGCGCCGGCCGTCCAGATCGACATGCCGGCGGCGTAACACAGCATCAAGGCTGAAACGCCGCAGACCATGCAGGCCCCGGAGCGCAGCGCCAGGCGCCGAATCAGCGACCAGCCGCGGGCGCCTTCCTTGTCGGCACGCCACATTTCGCCGGACACGCCGCCGATCACCGCCAATATGATGACCAGCCAGATAGGCATTTCCGCTAACGCCTGTTGTTCGTTTGTCATGTCACGCCTCCTGGCTGAGCACTGAATAGTCCGTTTTTCATTTGCAAATAATTCGATAGGTAGGCATTCCAAAAAGCCCGGTCGCCCGGGCTTTTCAGTAATGCTGTCCGCGGACTTTCGGCGCTACTGGCGCGGTACGGTCCTTTCCTCAATGTTTTTCCGACCACGATCCCTGTCTGCCGGATAACTGCTTCTGGTGCTTTACGCTGCACACCCGGGTCAGTTGCCAACCCTCTGAACCGTTAAGGCCGGTTCATCGCTGCCTGTTTTTGAAGCGGTACCACTAAAGAGCGTCGGCATCCTTGCCGGTGTTGCCTGGCATCCCTGCCATCGCGTCGATGGCATCCTTGCCGATGTTGCGTGCCTTCCTTGTCTTCCCTGGCAGCATCCTTGCTGCCTCCACCAGACCTTGTTGGCTGGCTTGAGATGAAGAATATGCATTTATGCATATACAGTCAATGCGTAAATGCATTTATTTTCGTGGTTAAATGCACGAATGCATTTTCACGCAGGTAGGCGTGGGGATTGAGGCGTTTTGCAGGCGAAAAAAAACCTGCTCGCTGGCAGGTTTTTTCTTACAGAGCAAGGTTAGCGAGCGTACATGCCCCACCAGAAAACATGGCCGAGGATGCTGATCTGCTCGTCCTGAATATCCTGGAAGCTGTAGTCCTCGTCCGGGTGCTCATCGCGGTTGAAGCTGCGCAGGCGAATCCCGGAAGGCAGGCGATAGAGCTGTTTAACCCGCAATTGCCCGTTGTGATTGATGGCATACAGGTCGCCATCAACGATATCGCCAATGCCGCTCTTGCCCGCATTCACCCCGACCGTTGCGCCATCACGCAACACCGGCAACATGCTGTTGCCGCGCACCGTCACACACTTGGCCTGGTCGAACTGCACACCGTTATGCCGCAGGCTGCGCTTGCCGAACCGCAGGCTGGCCTTTTCGCTTTCCTCAATGACGAATCTTCCTGATCCAGCAGCCAATTCAACCTCGCGCAGAAAGGGGATCGACACCTCGTCGTCATTCACGGGGGTGTCGTCGTCCCACAGGCTTATGTCCTTGAGTTCCGAATGCATCGGGTCGCGTTCTTCATCTCGCAGAGCGCCTATGGCCGCGCGCCCGCGCAACTGATCGGTGCTGACGCGAAAGTACTCGGCAATGCGGGAGATGTGCTTGTCCGACGGGTCCACGATCTTGCCGTTGAGGATCCGGGACAGGGTGGATTGAGGCACGCCGGTGCGCCGGTGAAGCTCCGTGGGGGAGATCCGGTCGCGGTCCAGCAGCTCTTTGAGGACGATTGAAACGTTGCGTTTTTGCAT